GAGCTCCTCAATTCTGAGGAGTATCTTTCTTTAGATCCTCGTCGCATTTACGACGATAGGGCGCATGTACTTGCTGCGAAATCACAGGGTGTAGAAAGACTGGTTTATAAGATCTTTGGTCCATCGCTTATCGGCTCTATTGCTTTTGCATTAGATCCGTTAGCGAAGTTCTCAAAGCCTCCTAAGATCAGTCCATCCCATCTACGGAAACGTTATATCCGTAAAGGTTCCATCTCTCGTACTTGGAAGTATGAGGTTTGGAACCGTACTCGATCAAATTACTATATCCCTGGTTCGGGATATGGTCCTATGGTCGGTGATTGGGGTTTCGTCCGTGGTGGCTCAGGTGTTGATACACCTCAGTCTTTCATTGACGATTTCTGCTTCGACACGACTGACGCGACTAGGTCTAAAGGTGAAGAAGGTGGACCTCTTGAACTTTTCAAGAGCACCATTGCTTCCCCAGGACTCAATCGTGTCTTTCATGCGAATTCCATGAACTGCTTTCCGGATGGACAGCGCTCTGATTCGAGCACTATCGATACCTTGTTTAGCACTCATGGTCCCTGTGGTCTATTCGAGCCGTCTAAACAGACAACAATACTTAACGCTGAAAAGGCTTATGCATCTGATCTAATGTCGGCGAACCTTTACTCTTTAATGAGTAAATGCCTTCCTAGGTCACCTGCTTTCGGTCTTTTCCGCAGTATTGGCGAATTACGTGACTTCGCCCATCTCAGTCATATTGAGAAATATCCTGAAATGGTCCGACGTCGCGTTCTGAGTTTAAGAGACGCACCCGATCTCTTCCTTTCGGCTGAGTTCGGCCTTGCGCCTCTTTTGTCTGATATTCGGGCTCTGTTGACTTTACCTGCTCGCGCTACACAGAAGTTTAATAGACTTCTTGAGCGTAGTGGTAAACCGACGAGCTGGCGGACGAAGCAGAGTTTTCTCTCTTCGCTCGCTAACTCTCCATCCTTCTCTTTTCTCTCGGACGGTGCTAGCTATTCCACTGTTATATCCTCACAACATTTTCGTGAGGTAGAACTGCGGATGGCTATTAACTCAACTTTTGAGTTCCCGCCTGCTGAGGTCCCTGTTTTTCGTGATGAATTATTCACGAGACTACTGGGTGCTGAGCCGACGATTAAAGGAATCTATGATTTGATTCCTTGGTCTTGGCTTAATGATTGGTTTACGGGTTTCGGAAATTATCTGAACATCATTGAACAGATAAACTCTGATCCCGCACTAATCAATTACGGATATATGACCTATGCGAGCAAAGGTCGTGTTATCACGCAGCTTAACAGAAAGACAGACAGCACTGATTCGGTTTGGGTTCGTCCCGCTGCACAGATCAGTACGACGACAGTTAATGTCGCCAACTTGACCGGTGTATACGAATACGAATACCAAAAACGCATACCGCTCAGTGACTTCGGTGTGAGATCTACTTCTGTGGAGTCCACTTTGACTCCTTTTCAGAAGACTATTATCACGTCGCTTCTTTTGCAACGTGCTAAATGACTCACAGTCAATTACGGCTGTAGTCCATCAACTAGGAGATTCCTATGTCTGTTGCTGACCCGCTTGCCATTTCGGCAGCGTCGCCTACTCCTGCCCTTAGCCTTGCGGTTACGGATCGGAGTAAGCCTTTCCAGGCTGATCGTCGTGATGCTGGTGGCGAATATACTGCCACCATTTCGCATTCGATGGGCAAGAATGGCTCCAAGCGTCATTACATCAAAGTCAATGACACGAAGGTTGCCACCTCGCCTACCACCGGTCTCGACTCTATTCAGAGTGCGAGTGTTTCGGTGGCGATCTCGGTGCCGCCGTTCGGGTTCACCGAGGCGCAGATTACTGCCCTCTATGAACTTATGGACGACGTCATCCGTGCGGCCACTCTCACCAAGATCCAGAATATGGAATCGTAAGATTCCACACTTCTGCTGATCATTATCAGGAGTTTTATTCTCATGAAAAACATGAAGAATATTGCCATGATCTTGGCTGCGTTGGTCGCGGCGCTTACGGCTTTTATACAGGGTATCCCGATCCAGTAATGGATTGTCGATACCCTTGTACTTTAGCCGTGCCCTTTTATTGGGGCGTCAGCATTAGATATTAGGAGTTGGAATCTTTAACCTCATGGAGGGAAGATGAAAAGTCCAATATATCTCCTGCAGGCCTTTTTTGCAGATGCAAAAAGGCTGATGCCGTGTGTGAGAGGCCTTGATCGTGATTTAGAAACGATCAAGAACCGTTTCAAAAACGAAGGTCTCAGTTTCTTAACTGTTACCTTACCGACTATCTGCGATGCCCTCGATCGAGGTCTCGCTGATGGTCGGTTCGCCTGCCCTACATGTTTTTCACATAAGGGTGCTCTCCCGAAAATATTTTCGGGTTTGCTATGCGAGGTTTTTGATATTGCATCTGGTGCTATTTTGGAGGATCCTTCTTACGAAGCTATTAAGTTGCTCCGTGAGATAACAAGATTCTTCAAGAAGGCGCAGATTACTTCAAAAAGGAATGATATACTCCATGATGAAGCATGCCGCGCTTTTTGCGAGACAGATGATCGACTCCGGAATCAATCATTCGATAACCGGTACTCTTTCATTGTCTCCCAAGTCTGTAAGGTTATCCTTCCTGCTCTCGAATATGAGGTCAGTCAAGGAATTTTGCCTTATAGACATGGACCAGGTGCTGTCCGAGAAGGAGTTAAGGGCAATGCGAAGTGGAAGTGGCTTTACAACCATTTTCTCAACGCAACCCATCAATTCCTACCAGTTGAATTTAGTGACTTCCTATACAATTCAGATAGAGAAGTCGCTTCTACTCAAGTGGATCTCGGAGTGCCCTTCGGCGGTGTCGCTAAGCTTATTTCCGTCCCCAAATCCGCTATTGCGGTAAGGACGATTACTGTCGAACCTTTGCTGAATCAATTTATTCAGCAAGGTTTGAATCTTACGTTACGTGATAATATACGTAACTGTAAAATTCTTGGACAGTGCTTAGCGCTTACTGACCAAAGCAAGAATCAACACCTTGCTCAGGTTGGTTCCATAACCGGTGAATGGACGACAATTGATTTAAGTTCTGCAAGTGACCTCCTGAGCTTGAAGCTCGTGAAGCTCATCTTTCAGAATCACCCTCTCTTTCTTGAGAAGGCGATCAGCTGTCGCTCTAACGCAGTTAATGTCTTTAACAAGACATTGGCTTGTTAAAGTTTGCCGGTATGGGAAACGCTTTGACATTCCCTGTTCAGTCTATCGCTTTTGCTGTTCTCAGCATCTGCGCTACACTTGATCATGATGGTTTAGCACCATCATATTGGAATATCAAACGTTCCGCTGAAAGTATTCAATGTTTCGGCGATGATATCATCGTAAAAACTGAATACTATCACACGGTTAGACGTTGGATCGAATCATTTGGTCTAAAAGTAAATGATTCCAAGACTTTCTCTTCAGGAAACTTTAGAGAGAGCTGTGGACTTGATGCATACAGAGGTTACGATGTAACACCTGTATACTATCGAGTTGATCCAACTTCTGCTTCTTTAACGACTAGCGATTTAAGCTCACTCGTAGCAACTTCTAACCAGTTATGGCTAAGAGGCCTCTATTCTGTGAGCAACGCCATCAGAGAACATGTCGAAAAGACAATGAAAATTGTCCTACCACTTGTTCATCCTGATAGTGGTTTGCTAGGCTGGCATGATCGATATGGTTCGTCTTATGCTAATGGTTGGCATAGTACGCTCCATTACCTGACATTGTCAGGCCTATCTGTTACCTCTAAGTTAAGAGATGACAAGATAGATGATCGAGCCGCTCTGCTCAAGTTCTTTATGACTTCGCTCATTGAGCGTCGTCACAATCACATGAGTAGATCGACAATGCGTTATAATTCACGCATTGTAAAGAAGAGGGTGCCAGCTTATGCTGGTTAAATCCATCAAATAATTGATGGTCAGAGAGTGCCTGTATATAGCCTATTCCTTTAAAAGAATAGCATATATAGGATCGTCATTAATTTGACGATAGG